TCCTTCTAATACTCCTACAAGAACCGTATCACCTACTCCTACTAAAACTGTATCGGTAACTCCTACTAAAACTGTAACGCCTACTAATTCTAGTGCAGCTGCGCCTCCTGGTAAAGGTAATCCTAACTGGAAAGCTCAGATCTGCGGTACAAGTAATTATATTTACGTAAATAAGTTTTCATGGTGTGATAATGGCTCTACAGCTACTGTATCAACTAATTTTGGAATCGGAGATGTGATACAATATAGAACAGGTGCTTGTAGTTCAGGTGCTAGTTCTGGATGTGCTACTATTACTGCAGCTAGTTCAGTAACAGTTACTGGAATAATTACAAAGGATGCTGTTATAGCAAACTGTAGTGAAGCAGATTGTTACGAATAAGTTGTATAATTAAATAATTTTAATTAAATTATATATTATGGTTACAGTACCAACATGGACCTATCAAGGTCAACTCATTACTAACATAGATGATATGCCCGAAGGTAGTTATGGCTTTATTTATAAAGTTATTCATAAACCCTCAGGTAAGAAGTATATAGGAAAAAAAGTTTTATATTTTGAAAGAAATAAAAGACTAGGCAAAAGAGCCTTAGAAGCCTTAAGAGAAGAAAGAGCTAAAAAAGGAATCAAAGGTAGAGTACCTCTAAAGCAAAAAGTAATAAAAGAATCAGACTGGAAAGATTATCACGGTTCTCATTTAGAAATAAAACGACTATTAGAAAAAGATGGACCTATGGCTTTTCAAAGACAAATATTATCTTTCGTTAAAAGTAAGAAAGAACTAACTTATTATGAGTGTAAAGAGCTATTTATTAATGAAGTACTAGAGCGAAATACTGAGTATATTAATGATAATATATTAGGTAAATTCTATAGAAAAGACTTTTTAAATGAAACTAACTGATATTATATTAAGAGAAGGAGTTGAAAAAAGAATGATCAACTTCTTAGATGATATGCACCGTAATAAGCAGACTATTAGCGTTGCTGCTTTTATGAAAGAGTTTGGAGTTGATAAACAAGAAGCTATGGACTTTATTCATAAATGGAATATAAGTAAAGTAGATCGTTCTGTAATGGAAGATGGCCACGGAGATGATTACGAAGAAGGAAATATAAAACTTATGGGTGATATTATTTTACCTATAGATAAAGAAATGGTTCTCCAAGCTGAAGAGGATAAATATAATAGAGGTCTTTTAGTTACTAATAATAAAGATAAAAGTTACGACATAGCGTATTGGGCTGATAAATTCGAACCATATCCTATCGAAGTTGAAATAGATGGCAAGTCAGTCGCTAAAGAAGCTAAAGTAATTAAGCTTTTATTCCATCCAGAAATGGACGAAGAAAAAGGAGAGTTCAAAAAGAGAGATAAAAATGAAATGAAGAGTGTTTCTGAACCTAGCGAAGAAATGGAAAAAGTAATCGACTCAGGAATAAGAATTAGTGGAGATATGGATGATATAAAAGATGTTATATACTATGTTCACAACAACTGGATGGGTAATGAATTCTCTGCTGAAGAAGCTATGAAAAAATTAAGCAAGTATATATCATGATAAAATTACAAGAAATAGTAGGTTACCCGTCTTTACAGTATCATATTGATAACGGTCTCTCTTTACATGAGCATGTCTACCGTTATTCTAGCGAAGGGTTTATTAACTTATTCAAAGAAGCTAGAGAAGCGCATAGAGACGGTAAAATACAGCTCAATAACGAAGATAAGTATTTAATAGAGAATACTGATATAGGAGAATATGGAGAATATAATGGTATGACAGTACCTTTAGACTTACCTATGGTTTCTCCTAAGTATAACCCTCTGTTCGAAATCGGTTG